CACTAGACATCCCCAATAAGCTTGAGAAATCTGGAAAGTACATTGAAGAGCATCCAGGTACCTCTATTCTGCATAATGCTGGGCAATTAGCTGCTGAAGCTGGTGAGATTGGCAAAGGGTTTATAAATGCCCCATACAACCTTAATCAATATTTAGCTCGCAAGCATTTGCTTCCACAAGTACTTGGCAAGCTGGGTAAATTTATACCTCATATTCCTGAAAATACTGGCGTTGAAAAAGCTCTAGGATTAGAAGCTGATCCAGAGAAAGGTGATGATTTAATTCGCGCTATCCCTGATATAGCTTCATTAGCTTTTGGTGGCAGGGCAATACTAAAACAAGGCAAGAAAGCTTTTAAATCCCCTGACTTAAAGGAATCAATTCGTCAAACTCAAAGCAAAGTAAATCAGGCCACAAGTGAAGCCGGAAAGATATTTGATAGCGTTGAGAAAGAAGTCGAAGTCAAAGGAATTTCAAAGGTTCCAATTGATAAGGACGTAATCAAACAGGCTGAAACATTCTTAGCTAAGACTCCTGCCAATAAGGATTTAATTAAGCGCGCCAAAACTGGCGACTATAAAGCCCTGCGTTCACTTCAAGCCGATTTAAGGGTGAAAGGTGAAAAAGCGTTGTCCTCTGCTTTATCAGCTGAAAATAAAATGGGAGAGGAAATCCTAGCAACTCGTGACCAGGTGAATGAATCCATACAGAAGCATTTAGAGAATAAAGGCTCTACTGAATTAGCGGAAGCACTCAATACTGCCAGAGGTAAATATAAGGATATTCAGAAAACTTACTTCTCAACTCCATCCTTAGCAAAAGTCTTCGGTAAGAGCCAGAAAGTTCCAAAAAACCCTAAAACTCTTTTGACAGAAGAAAGCACTGAGATGAATAAATTTATGTCAGCTCATCCTGAAGTAAAACAAGCATTGGCTAAAGCATTAAAGCACGAGAAGAAGGTCAAGAGCCTAAAGAAAGTCGGCAGCGTTCTAGGGATTGGAACCAGTGCTGAAATTGCTCGTGAAGTCCTGGGAGGGATATAGATGCTTTGGTTGATTGCAGTTCTGGGTATCTCTTGGTGGTTAATGTGTCTTGATAACGACATGGACACTTGGCCATAGAGCTGATGAGCATATTAGAAACATAACATTGCAAAAGGATTTGCCATGGCTATTGATCCACATTACATACCAGCGTTTTCCATTGAGGATGTGCTGCTGGATAAGGACACTGGTGCGCCATTGACTGGCGGGTTGGTTTACTTCGAGCAAGATAATCAGCGCGGAGTGCTTAAGCCTGTCTATCAGATTACTGGCACATCACCTAATTATACTTACACTCAGCTTCCTAACCCGATGACGCTAAGTTCTATTGGTACATTTGAAGACGCATTAGGGAACCCAGTAATTCCATATTTTTTCCCTTATGATTCTGAGTTTAATGTTGAGTATTACTACATCCGTGTAACTAGCTCAGAGGATGTAGAGCAGTTCACTCGTGAAGCCCAGCCGTACATATCATTGCAAGACAGTAATGAAGTTTTGAGTGTTATCACTAACGAGCTGTCCAACCCTCAGTTTGCTGAAGTCGTATTTGATATGACGAATGGGAGTTATACATATAACGTCAATGCAGTGGCCGATAATGTGATCAACATAGCTCCTGATTGGGATTTAATTGTCTCAGCTCCATCAGCAGGGACAGTCACTCTTACTCAATTGAAGCCTACAGGTTCATTGAACATTGTTACCAACCCTGGAACATTGCTCACCATCAGCTCTGCGGGATTAACGAAGCTTCAGTTGCGCCAGAGAATATTCGGCTCGCCTAATCTTTGGGGTTCTGGGTTTTTGTCAGCATCTTTTGTGGCTAAGACCTATAGTGGCACTGCTGTAGCATTGAATATGTACTACAGTCAGTCTAGTGGTACAGTTGTAGATCAATTACTGGTTTCAGCTAACTTGCCAGCGAGTGGTGCTTATAGCAGCTTCCCAGGCAGCGCATTAATTCCAGCGTCCAATAGTGTTGGCAACTTCCCTAGTGCTTATGTTGATATTTACTTTGATATCCCATTAAGCATTCAAATTGATCTTACAAGTATCATGATTGCCTATACAGGTGTCACGAGTATCGAGAATATCTCTTATGACCAAGAGTCATTGCCTCGACAGATTGACCATCTCTATCACTATGCTTTCCCCATTGTTCCTATCGGTACTGTCATTGACTACGGTGGATTTGATGTGCCGCTGCATTACCTGGCGTGTAATGGAGCTGCGTACAATCGTATTCAATACAACCAGTTGTATCAAAAGATGACCAAGACTGAGGTCGTTACATTAACCACTGGTTCTGCAGCATTTACTGTAGCCGATGGAAGTTTCTACCGGATAGGAATGCCTATTGAAGGTATTGGCGTATCTCCTGGTGTAACGGTGGCTAACGTGGTCGGTAACACCATCACAATGTCAGCCGTGGCAATACTACCAGCTGGAACTCAGACTGTCCGATTCTTCGCTGCTGGTGCTGGTGACGGCTCTACAACCTTCAACGTCTATGACTTAAGAGACTATGTAATCGCTGGCAACGGTGGAGCAGGACTTGTTGCGGCTGCAAGTAATGGTATTGGAGGAAAAACTGGAGCAGCAAGCATTGCTTTGGCTGCTGCGAATATTCCAGCCCATACCCATACCACTACGGTGTAGCTTTTGGGTTCGGATATGCAAGTGGAACCGCAACAGTAAGCCAGGCATTTGTATCAAATGGAGGTCAGTCATTGGCTAGTGTGCCATTAACAACTCCACCAACCGCATTTGGTTTGGTTCAGCCAACAGCGTTCCTCAATAAATGTATCAGATACCAATAAGGATAAATTATGACAACCCAATACAAGTTACAAAAGGATGTTGCAGGGTACAACGGTTTCGGATTGCAATTTTGCGACCAGAAATACAGTGTAACGCTGGCTGCAAGCACTGACACAACTGTTCCCGTTCCTCTTAATGGAGCCATGGGTGCGGCATTAAATTCTGTCAATAAGTGGTTGGCTGTTATTCAGGTTGAAGCAAATCTTTCAGTTTGGTTTGCATTAAACGCTACTGCTGAGGTACCAGCTGGAGCAACGTTTGCCCTGACTAATTCAGACCTAATTATAGGCAGTGAATATTATGGGGTAGAGGTTAAAGCTGGAGACGTAATGCACTTTTTAGCTCCGACTGCTGGAACGGACATATTAGTTAAGTTCTACGCTTTGCCAGCTAACTAAGGCTCTGCGAATCCAATATCACAAGGAGTGTGGTTATGGCATTAGTACCTGATCAGAAATTTAGTACCTTCCAGAACGGAGGGGACGTCACGCCAGGGGACACGGTTGTCGGACTGCGTGGTGGAATTAACACGCGCTTCCTGTACACAGGCGAATTGCCTCCTGGCTATATAGTGCCAATTGACCAAGGCGGTACTGGCTCAGATACAGCGGCCGGTGCTAGGGCTAATTTAGGTTTAGGCACAATGGCTGTGCAAAATGCTAATGCCGTAGCTATTACCGGAGGTACAGCAGCCTTAGACTCAGGTCAAGTTACAGCGGTTCCAGTGAATCCGACAGACTTAGTGAATAAACAGTATGTTGATTCTATTTCTACTGGTGTGCAAAATGTAATTGGTACAGCCAATCAAATTGATGTTGATTCAACAGATCCAGAAAATCCTATTTTAAGCTTGTCGGCCACACTGAATCTACCAGGAACTTTTACAGTCCAAGGCACTACGGCAATTGACTCCATCATTAATGACAATACTATGGCCACTGCTTCCGCAACTAATCTTGCAACGGCTTTGTCGATCAAAACTTATGTAGATGGCTTAGATTCTGGCAGCGTTAAAAGTGTTAATGGTACGACTAATAGAATCACTTCTACTGGCGGCCAAAATCCTGTAATCGATATTGCAGCAACTTACATTGGTCAAAGTTCTATTACTACTCTAGGAACAATTGCTACAGGTATATGGCAAGCGACTCTTATCGGTATTCTTTATGGTGGAACTGGAGTTAGTGCTGTAACTACTGTGCCGACTGCTACAGCATTTGCAGGATGGGACACAAATAAGAATATGTCCGCTAATAGCTTCTTGCTAGGAACTCAGCTGGTGACTAATGCAGGAGGCACAACCATATTAACCGTTGCTAGCCCTCAGCAATCCATATTTTCAGGAACAAATTTTCAAACGGTTCAAATGCCAGCGGTTGCGACTTTGGCTAATGGGCAACCATATAAATTAATTAATGATTCATCTAATGCACTGTTTATTGTCTCCTCTGGCTCGAATGCTATTGTGACTATGCAGCCATTGACCCAAGTAGTTTTAACTTACAATGGTGTTTCAGGGACTACCGCAGCATCATGGGACTTACAATACACATCGAATACAATTGGTGTTCAGTCAATCACTGGTACTGCCAATCAAGTAATAGCTTCATCTCCTACAGGAAATATTACTTTAAGTTTGCCTCAAGACGTTGCTGCGACTTCTAGCCCTACGTTTAATAATTTGACGCTTACAGGCGGCACAATATTTGATGTTAACGGTAATACTGTCTGGAAGATGAATGCTTCTGCCAGTGCGGTTAACTATTTAAGCACAACAAATAGTGCCACAGGTACAGCTGTTCAATTAGGGGCTGCTGGTACTGATACGGATATCCAGATTACAGTGCTGACTAAAGGTATCGGAGCATTTGTTGTAGGCTCTCAAGCGACTGTGAATCAAGAAATTTTCTACAGTGGATCAGGTTATGCGCATCAAACCATCTTCAGTTACCCGACTACTGCTACAGCACGTAGCGTATCATGGCAAGATGCTAGCGGTACAGTGGCCTTTCTTGCTGATGTTGCGAACAACGGGACTGTTAACTCAGGGACAATTAATGAATTAGCTTACTATGGCGCAACTGGTAATGCGGTTTCAGGATTGCCAACTGCTCCTGATGGGGTATTAGTTACCGATGGGGCAGGTTTCCCCAGTATTAGTACTACATTGCCTAATGGATTGGCTATGGGAACTCCTGCTTCATTAACGCTGACGAATGCTACTGGGCTACCTATCTCTGGAATTTCTGCTACAGGTACACCAAGTAATACTACTTATCTTAGAGGAGATGGCACATGGGCTACTATCTCAGCAGGTGGAGTAAGCAGCGTTTCTGGTACAACCAACAGAATCACCTCAACAGGTGGATCGACTCCAATTATTGATATAGCTGCCACTTATGTTGGCCAGACATCAATTACTACTTTAGGAACTATTGCCACTGGTACGTGGAATGCTACGCCTATTGATTTGGCCAGTTATGTAAGCGGTAATTTGGCAGTCACCCATTTAAACAGCGGCACTGGTGCTTCATCTAGTACTTATTGGCGTGGAGATGGAACGTGGGCAAGTATTCCCGCAGGTGGTGTAACTAGCGGCACAGGAACTGCAAATCAAATATTGGTAAACGGGACATCAGGTAGTGCTCAAACCGGAGCATTAACATTTACAACACCACAAGATATTGCCACTACAAGTAATGTCCAATTTAATACAGTACAGCTAAATGGTGGGTTATTACGTGATTCTAACGGCAATACATCGATATCTTTGTCAGGCTCATCGAGTGCGGTCAACTATCTAAACGTTGTAAATTCAGGCAGTGGCGACCAATTTATTTCATTAAGAGCATTGGGAACTGATACTAATCTTGACTTTAATATTTTCGCTAAAGGGGCAGGAACATTTAACATTTTCACTCAATCTAACGGAATGACGTTATACACAGGAACAGGAAACCAGCACCAGACTAACTTTGCGTTTGCCAATACTTCTGCAAATAGAACAGCCACTTTCCAAGACAGCAGCGGTACAGTGGCATGGCTTAGTGATATAACTGGTGGGTCTGTAACGTGGAATGTGATAACTGGCGCTTCTCAGGCTATGACAACCAATAATGGTTACGTTGCGAACAGGGCTGGAACGGCAGTTGCATTTACATTGCCAACAACGGCTGCTGTCGGTGATGTTCTTCCAATTATTGGTATTAATACAGGTGGATGGTCTTTAGCTCAGGCATCAGGACAAAGCGTGCAAATAGGCGCAACAACTTCAACCGTTGGCGCTGGTGGTAGTGTAACCTCCCAAGCTGGCACTGATTCTGTTTATTTGATATGTGTTGTTGCCAACACCAAATGGGCAATTCTTGGTGGCCCTCAATCATTGGGATTAACCATTGTTTAAGGACAAAAGATGGCTACTAATAACGCTATAAATAAGGTAATTACTTCAGTACCCATAGCAAATGCCGTGCCTACATGGGACGGCAATATTAATTTATCGGCTGCTAACTTTTTTCCTGGGTTTACAAGTACAGTATCAGCAGCAGGTACAACCACTTTAACTGTGTCCTCAAATAAGTACCAGCTTATTACAGGGTCAACAACCCAAACTGTAGTTTTGCCAAATGCTACAACCTGCGTACTAGGAACATCATTTATAATTGCAAACCAATCTACAGGCGCCGTCACTGTTCAAAATAACACCCCAGCTACTCTTGTTGTCCTTCCATCGTTAAGTGTTATTAAATATACCTTAATCGCAAATGGGACGGCTGCTGGCACATGGAAAATAGGCGATGATACTTTAATTACAAGTCAACAAAGCTTTACATCAGGAAGTGGCACATACACGCCACCATCAGGTCTGGCATATATCATTGTTGAGATGTGTGGTGGTGGTGGGCAATCTGGTGGAAATGCTGCAACCTCTGCTAACCAAGCAAGTATTGGCGGGGCTGGCGCGCCAGGGGGATATTTAAAATTCATGATGACGGCTGCTCAAGTAGGGGCTTCTTTATCTTATGCGGTAGGTGCAGCAGGTAGTGGCGCTGGTGCAGGTGCCGCGGGGACTGCTGGTGGTACCACAACTTTTGGAACATGGAGTGCTGGCGGTGGGGCGGGTGGAGTAGCGGGAAATGTTAGCGCAACATCCGCGGTTGTATCAGGTGCTACGGCTGGGTCAAATACTGTTGGCACAGGAACAGTCATATACAACTTTAGGTGTATATCAGCGCAAAGTATGTTTTATATCTCAGGGTCAAATTTTGTATTTATTTGCAGTCAAGGTGGCGCCAACCCTTTAAGTTTTTCTCAGAATATGAATAACCCTTATTTCGCTTTGGTATCGACTTCGTCTAGCTCTACTGTTAATGGGTATAATGTGTACCCAGGAAGGGGTTGGGGCGGTTATTCTGCTGGTGTTGGAGGAAATGTAGGTGGTTCAGCAGGTGTTGGGCCAAGTGGTGCTACTGGTGCCATATATGTGACTCAATATCTATATGTATAATAATTCCATAAACCAAGATTTAAGGATGAATCATGGCTACAAATAATGCGATTAACAAAGTAATCACCTCTACCCCTACCGCCAATGCTGTTCCAACATGGGATGGTAATGCCAATATGTCTTCTGACAATTTTTTGCCAGGGTTTACAAGTACGGCCTCTGCTGCTGGAACGACTGTTTTAACGGTTGCTTCAAATAAATATCAATTAATTACTGGTTCTACTACTCAAACAGTAAGACTTCCAGACGCTACGACATGCCCACTAGGAACATCATTTGTTATAATTAATGAGTCTACAGGCAATGTGACCATTCAAGACAATACGCCTACTACTCTGGTTGTTCTAGCCACTAAAAGCATTATTAGATACACCTTGATAGTGAATGGAACCGCAGCTGGAACTTGGAAAATAGGCGAAGACACGCTTATCACTAACCAGCAAAATTTTACTACAGCAACAACTTCAACTTATACGCCAACAGCTGGGACTGCATATATTATTGTAGAAATGTGTGGCGGTGGCGGAGGGTCAGGAGGTTCAGCAACACCAGGCTCAGCAGGTAACGCCAGTATGTCTGGTGCTGGTGGCCCAGGTGGGTATTTGAAATTCATGATGACCGCAGCACAAATTGGCGCTTCTTTATCTTATACAGTTGGCGCTGGTGGTGGCGGAGGTAGTGTTGGAAGCAATGGTACGGCTGGTGGTGCCACAACTTTTGGAACATGGAGTGCTGGCGGTGGTGGTGCAGGTCAGGTGGGTGCTGCTTATGCTACTAGCGGGGTTAGAGGTGGTTCTAGCGCAGGAACAAATACAGTTGGAACTGGGACGACAATTTTTAACTTTAGATGTATTGCTGCTCAAAGTACCTTTTTCCAAGCAGGTTCAAACTGGATTTTTATTGGAAGTCAGGGTGGTTCCAATCCGCTGTCTTTCTCTTGTAATCTCGATAACCCCTATTTCTTAATTGCGCCAACAGCAAATAGTGGAACAGTAAATGGATACAACCCATTGCCTGGTTTTGGTTATGGCGGCTATTCAGTTGCTGGCTATGGGAATACAACCATTGCGGGTGTTTCAGGATTTAGAGGCGCAATTTATGTTACTGAATATATTTATGTTTAATTAACTTAAGGAGCAAAGGAAATGCCAATCAAGAACATTCAAATCGGACAAACGGGGCTTGTAGGAGTTGACCCAAAGTTTGATTACATCTTAACGGATGATACGGCAGCTGAAGTGTTAACTGCGGGATATTTAAACCATTCTGTAGACGCTGGTTACTCTTTTAGCCAAGGCGACATTGTTTGTGTTATTACACAAGCATCTCCTACAGCCCGCAAGAGAGCAGGGACGTATCAAGTTGATCATAGTGGAGTCAATTGGAGTCTAATTCCGTTAGAATCTTCTCCATTGCTTACAATGACTCAATATACAACCGTAGGTGATGCTGCCGCAGAAGCTATTACAATTGCTGGCGTATTAGCCACGGATTTAGCAGATGTTCAAATGGTTAATGATGGAACAAACAATGTTACAGTATTACAAGCTGCTTGTACTGCTAATACATTGACCGTAACATTTAGTGGCAACCCTGGAGCGGGTGCAGTAATTAACGATTGGATCTACAGACCTTAAGGAAGAGACATGACTTTAGAACAACTAAATGCACGTAAATCTGAGTTAGAGAATTCAATTGCTCAAACAACCAACCAAGTATTCATACTTCATGGTGCTAAGAACGAAATTGACTATCAAATTCAGTTACAGAAGGAAAAAATTGCTAAGGAAGAAGCAGATACACTTGCAAAATTTGAGCAACCGCCTGTACAATAAACTCGATTAAATGGCTTGCAGACCTCTATTTAAATGGATTGTCCTCCAGTTATATAAGTAGTAAGCCATTTATCCTTACTCATGTACCAAGACGTACAAGGAGCATCCGAGGTCGTTAAGATGGCCTCTGCTTGTTATTCCCCTATATTCCCTTAAGGTATCTTTTTTTCGCTCATTTTTTCATCAATTTCAATGATATACTGTCTCTGATGCCCTAGGTTTTTACCCTATATTCTCCATGATATTTTCCCTAGAGGCATCACCAGACGTAAACCCTGCCATGGAATGGGCGAGAAAAAGATGGTTGAATCGGGTAGGGTGGTAAAACGCCACACGGAATCAAACGAACAAATTGCAGCCATGGATTGGCTAAGAGCACAGCACCCCTTTATTGCAGAACACACGCTACATATAGGCAATGAGAGGAAAGCCAGCTATTACGCTGGCTACATTATGAAGCGTATGGGGGTACTAAAAGGTGCTAGCGATATTTTTATGGCATGGCCTAATGGTGGATTTCATGGGCTATTTATTGAGGTTAAATCTAAGATTGGTAGGCCAAGTGCTGAGCAAAAAGCATTCATCCAGCGGATGAGAGACAAAGGATATAAGGCAGAAATTTGCTATGGTGCTGACGAAGTTATCAGCACCATGCGCGAATACATCAATTACCAGGGGATATCATTATCTTCAATGCCAGCCTCATAAGATTTATCTTTTGGCGCAGCTGTGTGTACTTTAGTTTTAGGCATAAGCTGAAGGGTATTTGCTACTATAAAATGCTTAGTTCGCTCCTGACCATTCCCATCCATGTACTTTTGGCTATCCATTTCGCCTTGGATATACAAGCAATCACCTACGTTCACATACTTCTCCGCAATTTCTGCAACCTTTGCAAATGCTGTAACGTTATGCCAAGTAGCTTTTTCTTGTTTTTCACCATTCTTAACGAATTTCTTAGAGGTAACGATACTAATATTCGTAATTTTAGTCCCTGTAGAGGTGGTTTTGGTATCTATTTTACCAACTCTTCCTAGAACCGTTCCTTGATTGACCATGGTAGATATCCTTATTTAGTTAATTTCAATAAAAAATGATGTGCGGCTTCCCAATCCATGTCATCAATAGATTCTACTTGGTAATATTTCAACGCTTTCTTAAGTCTATCTTCAGTAAATCCTGTTTCCTCAATGAGCTGTTTAATCTTAATATGCAATTGAGTCGCTTCTTCTCTAGTTTGCTCCACTGCCTGTGGTTCTTCGCTTGGCGGAGCTTCTTCTCTAGCTTCTTGATTCTCAGGCTTAACAGCATGTCCATTAAGTATTTCAGCATTGGTGGATCCTTTTTTAGCCATAACATCATGTTTAAGAACTTCAGTCCTGGAAGGCTTTGACACCGTATATTCTGCATCAATATAGTCTTCTACTTCCTCACGTGATTTAATTCCTTTCAGTGCATCAGGAAATGCATCACGCAATCCGAATCCTCTAGCGCGAAGTTTCAACATACGGTCAGGGTATTGATTCCATACACCGCCCTTAGCTAGTAATCCTGCTTTCTTGGCCATTTCCAAGGTAAATACTGATACAGTAGGCGTCCTTCCTTTGCGCTTAATGGTGCATGTATAACCAATAATTCTATTATCATTGTCCAAGATTGGCTCTTCTGTAATGTCTTGGAAGTCTTGATGTGCCATACAGAGAGCTAACATTTCGTCCCCCCACATCACAGCCTTTCCATTCACTACAGCAATACAATTCATTGCCTGTTCAGGTGGAATGCCTATCTGATACCCCATAGACCAACAGATGAATAGGTCAGATGGCTTATTCCTAAAGCATTTTGGAACCATCTCTGATGCTGCCAATTGTCCTGCTAATTTCATGTAGTGCGGAGCTAAATCCTTGGAGAACAAACTGTCTTCTAGACGGCTTGGTTTCATGTGATTCAGTTCCCGCAATTCTTCCTTAACCATAGCCAGTTCTGCATTGTTCATGTGATCCCTCACTTAATATTAAACACCCGTGTCCCTTTTTTAGTGGCCTTCCATGTAGCCAATAATTCACCCTCATGTCCCATTAGATACTCAGCATCACCCATATGCGACATAAGCTGCATCTTCTGAAGTTCTTCATGTTCTTGCAATTCTTTTATTCTGAATTTGTAATCAGTCAATACCTTTAAAGCATGCTCGGTTTTGAATGTGGCATGGACAATTTTTTCAGGGCTTGGGGTAGGAAATTTTAACCGGCAATCTGATGTATTCAATGGATCAGGTTCTTTTCTATGCTGAACACATTCCCAGAAATCTATATCCGCTTGTAGGATAACTGTTTCCAGTTCCTTGTCACGTTCATAGACAAATTGCTTATACTCCATACCACCAATTAATACGGCACAGTAACCTCTTGAAGCATTAGTGACAGCACACTGTTTAGCAACCTGAATAAGGTAGACGAGAGGAATTCCATCTGTAAGTGCCATATCCCATTCTTTACGCTGAAAACTATTAGCTGATTTGGCTTCTACTACAGCCTTTTCACTTTCAATCCAACCATCCAAATTGGCAAATATGAAAGGGTAATCAGGGTGATACACCGTATCAGGAAACGAGATTTCAACATTATTTTCTTCAGAAAATCGATTAAGGATTACACGCTCAAGAACTCTTCCCCAGTATTGTTGTTCTGTTTCTTCTTCATCACACTCAATAGCACCTGTCTTCTCTAGGTACAACTGGTAAGGTGTTTTATAGCTTGAATATCCCATAATGATAGGCGTATCAGACGCACCTATCCCACTTTGCCTTCTGGCACGCTGTTCATCCGTCAACATAATTTTCCCTCCTGGAAAGGTTTCAATTTAGAGGAAAGATGTTTGAAAATCAACCTAGAATTAAACTTAGGTTTACTTTAAAATGACAGGCGTCAAACAGGAGGACAATCATGACAGTGGATGAAGTAGAAAATTATTATGGAAACCTAAATCAAGCATGTAAGGCGCTAGGAATAGCTTCTCAGAATATGACTAAATGGAAAGGGCAGGGGTATATCCCTTGGAAACAGCAATTTCGTTTAGCTTACCTTACTGAGGGAAAACTAATGCCTGATGAGGAAGATCCGTATTTAGTTCGTAATCCCAAGAAACCAAAAGCCGAGAAAGGAAGCAAAGGATGAGATTGAAAGGACTAGCCGTAGCTTTATCAGTAGGGGTAGGGCGTCATTATACTGTGAAGGAAAAACGATGAAATCACTGAGTGAGTTCCTAGATTTTCATGTTCAGCATTCTTTCGAGGAATTTCAGCAAGAACTGAGCACCGATGAAAATAAAGATTATCGAAGGGGATTCCGTGCAGGAGTTCTTTTCTCTTATCTTCACATTAAATCAAACATAAGGAATATGGACGCTGCTTCTACTGAACAACCAGTTAGGTGAAATTTGGCACAATTTAAGGATTGAACTGAAAAGCTTTTCCGAGTAAATTATCCACTTTCTCTAGGGGAACTATTTGTTCCCCTAGTAAAGCGCAAGACTAAATAAGTTAGCTCCTTAATTAGCCTCTAGCAATTGCTTAACCCTTTAAATAAGAAGCAACTACATGACTGCGATTCTACATAATACCTCTTACAAATCAAGTGTTAATCCCTATTCTTTACTTTGCATTCATGCTATTTGGGCGTATTGTTATAATTTCAACAAAAAAATGAATGCAGTTTAAATATTGCGCACAAAAAAAGTCGAATGTTCACCAAGAAAAATTATTAATACGTTTGGAGTTAGTACATGAGTTTTTAGAATAAGTTAGGAAGTAAAGCGGGCTTCCTGCCCAAAAAATTGATTAACGCACTCTGAAGTTTGCCGACCGATGAATTGCGTTAGAACATCCTTACAACACGAGGTTATTGTAGCATGATTACAGGATTTAACGAACAATTATGGATTGATTTTGACTTAGAAATTGCAGTATTTCTCGAAAATTTAGCCGCTTGGCTGAGGATTAATGCCTCTAAGGATAATGAGGCTCGCCGAAACTATCACGAAGGCCGTTATTGGTCATATGATTCCTACACAGAACTTTCAAAGCGTTTCCCTGGATGGTCAAGTAAAACTATTCGCACCATTGTTGCTCGCTGTGTCAAAAAGGGCTTAATTCTTATCGGCAATTTTAATAAGAAGAAATATGACAATACCAACTGGTATACATTAACTGACACCGCATTAGTGTACTTTCCATTGCTTCATGGTTCAACTTTAAACACCGTTGCCCAAACGGGCAAGGCCCTTGACCAAATGGGCAGACCTATACCAGAAGATCTTAACTCATTAAGTAGTAATATAAATATTACTACTAGCGTATTAGACAACGCTGGTAGCAGTAGCAATGTTTCAGTTAAGCCTGATTATTTAAGTGAATCTGGAAAAGTAGATTTACACAGCCCACAAGGCCTGTCTCCTGCTGCTTATACGCCTAAGTCTGATTATCAAAATAATCAGACTTAGTAGACTGGTGCGGCGAGCAAAGAACCCATTGAGGCTGTTAAATGAT